TGCAGCAGTTCCGCCTCGTTGAAGTGCTGGCGGCGGTCTGGGTTGAGGCAGTCGCTGATCTTGCTCGCGGCCTGATCGACTGGCAGCGATGGCCACAGCTTGCTGCCGACGATCTTGGCGCCACCGGCCGCCCGGATCACCTCGCGCAGTGCGTCCTGTATCGACTCATGAAATAGCGCTGGTTGCATTGCCTACCCTCCCCTTTCGTTGGCTTGTACGTGGCTGTACGAAAAATCCGGACAGCCTTCGTACAAGCGGCGATCTATCGTTTATCCACACACACAGGAGACCCCAATGGCCATCACTGCCGACGACTACATCGCCGTGACTACCGCACTCGGCGGGATCTGCTTCGCACTGACAAGACGGCTGCCCGTCGCAGAACGGCAACCGCTGCTGCAAGACTTGGTCGCCATGGCGCACGCCAGGAACACAGCTGGCGATCTGCGCGGCGAGACGATCCTGCTCGATCTCGCTGCGGCCGTGGCATCGGCCATGGCCGGCGACGGGAAGCCACGATGAACAACCGGGAATCTGCCCAGCGGTTGAAAGAGCGTTGCAAGGCGTTCAACATGTCCATTCCTCAACAGGATCATGATCAGGCGGAGACTCTTGCCGATTGGAAGGGCAATCGGCGGCGTGTTCGAGGATTGCCCTGGCCACAACAGAAGCCTCGTCGATAGACATCGGGAACCGCATAGCATCGCCATCGGCAAGAATGAAACGCAAGCCGACGGCATGACATTCAGCGTTTGCTACGCAGTGGATTTCCAGTGCCTTCCACGAATCCCAAGGCCACGGCGAAGTATCTATTTCAGCGTCCATGCGGTCCTCTCAAGAGCGTGTGCTCCAGGCGTGGTGAATTCGCAGTTCTCCAGCCGACAGGCGCCTGCGGCGATTCCTACAACCCATAGCAGCCTGGAGGCTTGGTCATGACAGCCATAGAACCACGTGGAGAGCCACGAAAAGGAGACCCCAAGCCGCCATCATCACGACGGTTATCGCGGAGATCATGCGGCTTCCTGCGCTGGCTCGGGCTGGCTCTGCTGCGACATGGGCGCCTGCTTGGCGAAGTAGTCGGCGAGGCGCTGCACGGTATGGACGCCGGGGTCTTTGACGGAGCCCTGCGCGATCTTGGTGACCGTCGAGTAGGGCACGCCTGAGCCGGCCGCGACCGTGCGCTGCGGGATCGCCTTGGCCCGGAGGTGGGCGATAACGAATTCGTAGAGAGGTGTTGACGTGTTCATGGCCACCAGTCTATTGCCTTTTGTGGCTACACGCAATAGCAGCACATGGCTTTTTGTCTTTGGGACAATCCACAAATGGATATAGCGGCGATCATCTCTCGCAACTTGACGGCCCTTATGGCGTCGTATCCAGACCGGGAAACGCTGGAGAAGGTGGCGCACGTTGCTCACGTCGGGTTCAGCACCGTTCGCCGCGCAAAGAACGGTGACGGCAATCTGACGGTGCAGAATCTCGAACTGATCGCCAGAGCTTTCCGACGGACAGCGAAGGATTTGCTCGCCGAGCCTATCGACCAGTATGGGCCTACCGCGCCGGTCACCGTCCTGGCGGTTCACGAGCCGCCCGTCGAAGAACGCGAGCTGCTGCAGGGATACCGAGACGCCTCGCAGGAAGTGCGAGAGATACTGCTCGATCTTGCGCGAAAGGCAACCCGCAAAAAGGATTTCGGGCCGCGCAGCGAGAGCAACGACTAGCCCGAACTCGACTGCGCGCGATCAAGGGCTGCAAATGCCACGAATCATGATATGGTTTCGCTATGGATACCCAAGGACAGCCGGCGCGCCGGTCTCGGTTGGCGCCCGAGCCGCATTTCCTGGTAGAGGACATGGCGGAGACGCCAGCTATTGTCGACAGAGCCGCGCCAACGGACGCCACGCTGGCCGAAGAGCGCGCGGCACCAACGACGCCAACGGCCGCGCCAACAGAGCGCCGATCCGCGGCGCGCGTGGTTGTGACGGACATTCACATGTCGTTCTTGTCCATGGTGATTTTTCTGATCAAGCTGACTTTCGCCATAATTCCGGCGGCTCTCATCAGCGTTGGCATCGTCGCTTTGTTCGTCCGCGCACTCGGCTGGTACACATTGCATGGGTAACGACCTTTCCGCGCTGACGGGGCCAACTGAAGAAGCCGCCACCGTGCGGCTTTTTTTTACCCCAAAATAGCCTTTTATGGCTTGACACGGTAGCCACGTGCGGCTAAAGTCTCACTCATCGACCACCCACGGAGCCACACCATGCCCCACTTCGACCAACCCGGCGGCGTTCTCCGCGCCGAGCGTCTCCTCGCTGAAGCCTTCCCGAGGGGCCGCGAGGCGCGCAGCGTGGAGTACCGCGATGGCGTGAAAGCGTTCCTGCTGTACGTCTTCGCCTCCCACCCGGTGAAGTGCACCTTCCCGGCCGGATCGGCTCGCCGCGATGCGTTCTACGCCGGCGTCGACGAGGGAAAGCACATTGCCCGCCGCGAGCAAAACGCCCGGCGGGAAGACTGAAAACTGCCAGCCGCACCCGGCGCGACGCGGGTTTTCGGTCGCCTCTATAAAGGCCTCGGTCAGCGGGAAAACTGACGCGGCCGGCAGCCAACACTTTGCAGCGCTGCAAACCGCCCCGGCCCGAATCAGCGGGACCGACATGGCGCGAAACTGATCTGCGCGAGAAATCGACAGGATCGAGGATGCCGCAGGCGTGACCAGCTACGGACAGCAGGCTGGCGTAACGGGAGAACGAAAGCCCCGTGACAAGCCGGGAGAGACCGGCAACTTTCAACCCTGGGAGGACATCCGTGCAACACGCATTCATCCGCGTCCCCGAAACGCACCTACCCTGCGGCATCGTCGTTCCGCCGTTCGAGGCGTCGCAGTTTCTCTGCAGCAAGGCGCCTGACTCGCGCGTTCCCCGCGCGGCATCTTTGGCATCCCAAACGCCGTGGGTGCGCATTTCGTACCTGACCGCCCTGGCCGCCTGCCGGGCCGCTGGCTGGTCGCTGATCACTGAGCAGCAATGGCTGGCGATCGCTCACGACGTCGCCGGCCAGAACGCCAACTGGACAGGAGGCGCCTTCGGCGAGGGCAAGCTCTTGCAGGGCCTGCGGAAGCGCAGCGTCTTGGCGCCCGTGTCGGGCATGTATCAGCCGGACGATCAGGCCGAAACCCGTTGGAAGGTGCTGTCGAACGGCGAGCGCATCTGCGACTTCGGAGGCAACGCCTGGTCGTGGGTCTACGACGATCTGCAGGGCGGCCCGGACGGCGTTGCCAGCATCGTCGACGCGGACTCGCCGAGCGTGATGACGGCCCCGTGCGATCCGCTCAGATCGGGAATGGGAATATTTCCAATGGCCGGCGTACAACGCCTAATTCAGCGGGGGCCGAAGGCCATCCGCTGGAATGTGGAGTTAGGTTTTGCGTGTTACAAAAAGGTTTGACATTCTAGTGTTTGTGTATTACATTAACACCATGGGCAGCGCGGTGCGGCCCAGCAAACACAGGAGGAAATCATGAGCGTTCAGATCACCCGTATCGACCCGATGGCCGGCATCCCCGATAGTCACGAACCAGGCGTTTTGAGCATGGAGACGTTCGACAACTGGGAGGCGGCATTCGACAGCCTACGCGCTCGCGGTATCCCGCTGACCGAGGGCCATGAGGAGGAATTCCGTTCCCATCCTGACACACAGTTCCAGTGGAACGAGTTCATCAACGCAGGCACCTGCGCATACATGTGTCACGTCAATTACGACGTGCGGGAGGTGTGAGATGACCCCGATGGAATTCATTCAGGCCGCCTACGCGGAGGTGCAGGCACTCACCGACGAGGGTGACCAAATGCACCGACGGGCAGTGAGGGGGAAACCCCTCTATGTGCATCTGCATGGGTGGGACAAAACCGCACGGGAGAGCCCAGCTCCCGGCGGAATGACCGAGTTGCAGGGCGGCCGGGCTGTCACCCTGCGCGTGCAGGGGCAGTACATGGACCGGGGTATTCGTGTCACCTGTGCGACCAGTGCAGAGGCACAAGCGTTTGCAGACGCGGTTGCCGCTGCACTGGATCGCATGCCGCCGCCGGTCCCTGAAATCGGCCGTCCCGAACTGCCGCCCGACGAGAAGACCCGGCCGCGCAGCATCCGCCTGAATGACGAACGCTGGGACAAGCTCCAGCGGCTCGGGCGGGATTGGCTGGAGCGGGCAATTGACCGGGCGAAGGTGCCTGATAGCGAAACCTAACGCATGGTGTGGGACGACCGCGGACTGACTCGCGGCGGAGGATGCCGCAGCGGCAAGGCAGCCGGCGCGTTCGCGCTCCACGCGTCATTTCTGCATGGCGAATATGTCAGCGTCGGCTTTCGCGCGACGCGGCCCATCTTGGGAGATTCAGAAGCATGAAAACCTGCGACCTTGCCACCCACACGGCGCCTGAGCGCCAGCCCCGCAGCACACTGCGGCAGACCATCGGCCAGGCCATTCAACGCGCTTGCCGCGCAGCCCTGCGCCTCGGTCTTGGCCTGCGCATTCCCGCGTCGCGCATCCACCAGTACGACCTGCAAGCCGCCCGCGACCACGCGGCCGCCCAGGTGCGCCTCGCCCTCGAGGACTGCAGCTATTGGATGGGCGAGCTGCACAGCCTCGACGAAAAACGCAAGGCAGCCGACCGGGCAGCGCAGGCGCTGCACGATCGCCGCGACAGCCTGAGCATTCCGACGCCGACCCGCCCCATTGACTGGTTTTGAGGAGCACAGCATGCAGATCATCGGATTGACCGGGCAGCCATTCAACGGCAAAGACACCGCGGCGCACTACCTGAAGGACGTGCACGGGTTCCACCCGATCGCGTTTGCGGATCCCTTGCGCGCCGGGCTCAAGGCGATGCTCGGGCTGACCGACGCCGACTTCACCCCGGAGCGCAAAGAGCGGGTGATCCACTGGCTCGGCAAAACGCCGGTGCAACTTCTCGAGTCTCTCGGAACGACGTGGGGGCAAACGGAACTGTTCCGGCAGGTATGGTGTGAGAGGGCGGTGCACACCATGACCGCGCTTATCGACAGCAAGCGCCGTTTCGTCTTCACCGACGTCCGCTTCGTCCACGAGGCCAAGATGCTGCAGCAGTTCGACGGAAAGCTGCTGCGCATCGTCAGGCCTGGCGCGCCGAGGAGCACACGGGCCGGATGCGCCAGCCTCCAGGAACAACTGCGCCTGGTCGCCGACGCCGACGTCGTCGCCGAGTCCGTTGCCGAGCTGCACGAAGCGCTCGACGACGCCCTCTACCAATTTCGGCTTCTTGCGGACTCCCCAGCGCGCCGGATCTCCGGAGCAGGCGCATGACCAGCAAATCCCCGCGGCGGCCATACAAGGCGTGGTCTGAAGCGGAGCTCGACGAAATGATGGAGAGCTACGCGACGGGTAATCTCCCCGAGCTCGCCGAGCGCTTCGGCGTATCGATGCGGCAACTGCGCGACAAGGCGAGCCACATGGGTTTGCGGCGCGAGAAAGGCACAAAAACCAGCCCCGGCGACAACGAGCCGGAACCGGACACCGAGCAGCGGACATTCTTCGGCAAGCAGACCATTCACCACCAGCCCGGCGGCCGGGTCATCACGCATACCATGCGTGGCGGATAACCTCTCGAAAGACAGCGATGGCACAAACCAACCAAAATGGAGCGCGCGCCAAGATTCTGCGCGCGCTCATCATCAACGGCATGCTCACGACAGAAGAACTGGCGCAACAGACGGGGCTCCCCGCCGGACAGGCACGAGACAACGCCAATATTTATGTCCTACCCGCACAACTGGCCTCGCGGTCCAATTTTTGGTTTTGTGTTGTCATGGGCAG